CTGATTGGTCAGCCCTGTTGCAACACCACTGCGAACAACGCCAAGCGCGGCGGCTTGCGGATCAGGAAGGATGCTTTGCTGTGCAGCCAGTTGCGTTGCCGTGGGGGTAGCGCGTTGAGTTGGGTCTAGCGCGTTGGGGCCAGAGATAGGGGCAGCAGGTGCAACAGCCGGGGCCGGAGCGGGACGCGACAGTTGGTTAGCCGCCATGAAGTCGGCTACGTTTTGCGCGCTGAAAGACTTACCGTACTGCTGATTAACCTGATCGGCGATCTGTTGGTTTGAAAGCCCAGCCGCGATACCAGCACGCGCTGCGGCCAATGCAGCCGCTTGGGGGTCGTTAAGGATGCTTTGCTGTGCAGCCAACTGCGCGGGGGTTACGCCACCATCGGCCATGCGCACCACAGGTTCACTGCGTTGGGTGAAGTCAAACATGCCGCCGCGAGAGAACGCATCTTCAGAGGAGTCGGCCACGCCGCCCTCGGCCAAACCCATCAAGCCGCCCTTAGCGCCATAGCGTTCCCGAATTGCCGCAAAGCCAGGGAACTCACCGACGTTGTACGAACCAGCGGGGCGGAGATTGCCGTACTCATCAGTGACGTACGGAGTGATCTTGCCCATCTGTGTGGTGGTCTGGGGCATCCCAGCCTTAGCAGTCTCCGCAGCAAACAGAGGTGTCGCAGCCATGTAGGCGTTACGGAATGCTCCCTTAGTGCCACCAAGTCCCTGCATAAAGGCATCACGGCCAGCCTTTTCAGTCAGGCCAGACAGACCAGCAGATAAGCGGTCGGTAACGGGGAGATTAGCAGCGTAGTTTTGAGCTGCTTGTTTGGCCACAGCATCACGCACAGCGTCTTGCGCAAAACCCTCTCCGACCCCCATAGAAACAGTTTCAAGCCCCGCTTGGCTTGCCGCTGCTTGTTGCCCCGCCGCCAAAGCTGCCTCCGACCCAGCCAAATTAGCTGCCCCAGCACTAGACAGCGCACTGCCAATACCAGCACCACCGTAGGCACCCAGACCAGCCATGATGCCTTTGCTAAGGTCACCCGTACGGACAGCCTCAAAGCCACCGACTAGCAAACCTGCCGTCATCGGGTTAATCAGGCCACCTGTAAGCGGTGTCAGGACTGCGCCAATAATCGTCGGCAGCAGGCGCTTGAGGAAGTTAGCTTCGGGCAGACCCGTTTCCGGGTTGATGGTCAGTCCGCCGCCGTGTGCTTCGGCCAAAGCATGCAGACCCCGCACCTCGTCCGGTGTCATGTGGACAAGCATGGAGTCGCCGTTGCGACCCTTAGACGCCATGTGGTCGGCTAGAACAGCAAGGCTCATACGGCCTCCAAGAAAAGGGTTGAAATCATTTTATTGGGTCAGGTCGTAGAAGGAAAGCGACCCGACCACGTCGCCCGTGGTGGCGCCTGAAACAGTTCTGACAGCCACGGTGTAGATGTCACTGACCCCGGCAATCGTCGCGCCCAGTTGGAGGTCAAAGTTGTAGCCCGTGGCCGCGCTAAGACCCTGCGTACCACCTGAACCGGTTGAAGTCACATAGTCCGTTTGCACTATGGAGCCTCCCGTGGTGGCCGTGGCTGCTACATCAAACTCTACGTTGGAATCAGTCGGCACTGCCGTCCATGATGCGGCAGTCAGCGTCGGGTTCTTGATCAGCGCCACCTCGTAGTTCTGACTGGTCGTGGGCAGAACCTGCACCCGGTTGGGCAGCACAACCGCGCCCGTGCGCCCAGACGCAAGCCGGATGGAGACAACAGGCAAGAAGGTCGTACCAATGGTGCCCAAGATTGTGGTGCGTCGCGCCACATGGTCGATGGAGGTCTGTTCAAACCCGCCCTCGGAGATTACCGAGCAGCAGATGGCTTTCATCGAAGCCGCCACCGCAGAACCAGTGGTCACAATCTCATACCGCACCGGCAGGATAGCCGTGGTCATGTAGACGTTTGTGATCTCGTTGGCGTTGTTAAACGTGTGGCAGACGATGTACTGACCGTCAATGATGAAGCCGCACCGGACCGAGCCAACACCCAGCCATTCAAAGTCCATCCACAGAATCTGCGCCTTGCTTGGGTCAAGCGTGTAGCCGGAGGCTCCTGTGCCGTCCAACTTGTCGCCGTTCCAGTCATCTTGGTTGACCGTCCGAACATTGGAAACAGAACCAGTGACGTAGGAGCGCAGGACGAAAGAGTAAACCCCATCCACGCGCTGGAAGAACACACCGTTCTGGTCGTTGTAGTACCCCACCCGCTGCGTGAGGTTCAGGCTCATGCTGCTGTCCATCACGAAGGTGGCAAGCACCAACAAACCCTTCCCAGGCTGATACGGGAACGAACGATAGGACTGCCGCAGGACAGAGCCAACACCGGCCCCAGTGACTTCCATCTTGACTGCCGCTTCGTTGGACAGGAAAGAAGTTGTGCCCGTGCCGGTTGTGGAAACATCAAACTGGTTGTCTGCGGCGTAGCGGTTCTGGCTGTCGAAGAGCGTGTAGGGCTGACTGACCCGCAAGCGCCCGAAGGCATCGACATTGGTGCCGCCGATGGAGATTGGGATGGGAGAAGTTGTAGCCACAATCCGCCTCAGTATTGCGTCAAGCCGGTTGAAGTACAGACGCAGGACGTTGTTGAACTGCTCGTGATAACGCGACTCGTACGCAGTTGGCGCCAACGGCAGGTTTGGGGGTGCAGGGACGATTGCATCTTCGATCAGCAAACTCATGGTCAACGCCGCCCATCCGGTCTGATGTCAATACGCGGAGCGCCCAACTGCCACGTCGTACCAAGCGTGTTGGAGTCGATCTTGAAGATCATCTGCCGCCCACGCACGCGGGTGTAAATCTGTCCGGTGAATTCTTCGGTAATCACGTACGTCGAGCCCCTAACCACCGGCTGTCCTGCGTTATCGACGCTGCCTGAGCCCGAGTTGTACAACCCATAGAGCGTCATGTTAACGGTCGGCGTGTTGGCCGTCGAGTTCTCAAACGTCAGGTCAGGCAGTATGCGCCAGACAAACCCGAAGTTGTGCCCGTCACCGATGTCGAACTCAGACGACGAGATGTACGCGTTGATGGCGGCGGGCGTTCCGGTAGCGTTGTCGTCTAGGCCCTGCTCGTGGTTAACCAGCAGTCCCGTCTGAGCCGTGGAGTTATAGGTCGCAGCCATCGGGAAATCGCGCAACCCAGAATCAAGCCAAGCCGTCCTGGCCATCGTGCCGTAGTACCAAATCTTTTCGACGTAGTTGTAGACGACGTACTTGTCGATGATGATCGAGTTTGCTGAGCAGTAGAACCACCAGACCTCGTTGAAGCCTTCATTGGTACCGGCAAAGACCTGTGCAGCCTGCGACTGATTAAAGTCACTGAAGACATAGCGGCGCAGGTCGCAGTTGAGCGTCTGCACGCGGCCATCGTAGGCGTAGAACTTGTCCACGCCCATCCAGTACACCACGCCCGAGGCGATGACCGCCGCGTTGGGACCTTCAATCGAGATGTTGTCTCCGAGAAGCTGCGCGCCCCAGAAGATCGGTGCGTCCAAATACTGCAAAGAGTAAATGGCCGAGTCAGTGAAGACCACGATTTCCTGACGAGCCTGCACCGCCGCAACGATTTCTGAGCCGTGAGACAGGCGCAGGCTACCCGCTTGATTAGTCGCCGCAGGCGTCCAGTTGACGGCGTCTTCTTGATCTGACCACCGGATCAGCATGGGGTCAAGCGTGGCGCTGCCGTAGTCGTTGCAGCCCATCGCAAACACAAAGCGGTTGATGTCCGAAACAAAGATGTCGTTCTGTACTGTCGGCACGTCCGACGCGCCGGGCAAACTGGAGAGCAAAACCCCTCGCGTAGTCAAACTTGTTGTGGCGTCCCAGTAATAGATGCCGCTTCCACGCGGACCAAAAATCAAGTCTTGGCCGAAGTTAGCTTGGCTCCACAGCCGAATGGCTGTGTTGGATGTGCCGCCAATTCCCCAGAACCCGGAACCCCACGCACCTGCACCCCATCCGGTCAGGGGAACTGCAAAGGCAGGGCCGACGTTGATCTGGTATTGAGCCGATACCGCCGAACCACCAGTGGACCCCGCAGGAATGGCAGACGCCACCGTGATGGTGTACGAGTTGATGGTGACAAAAGTGATCTGGAACTCACCGTTAAGAAGCGCCGCATAAGTGCCGGTGACCCCACTGAAGGTCACGAAGTCACCGTT